TCGTAATGGGCGAAGCTGGTGGAGAACCTTGGGACGGGCAGCGGTTAGTTGCTCAGTGTATTCTTAACGCTTGTTTAAGAGACGGTATTCAACCATCCGAGGTTCGATCTAAGTACAAATACGCTGGTTGGAATGATTCTCCGTCTGAGGAAGTCAGAAGCGCGGTTAGTGCCGTGTTTGACGATGGTAATGTGGTAATAGACGAACCTATTCTTTGGTTCTATGCTCCCGCTCGTTGCGAGAGCAAGTGGCACGAAACGCAAGTACATATCATTACCGTTGGTGGTCACAAATTCTTCAAAGAACATACTCACGATTGGTGGTGACTAACATGATGCCAGACCATCCCGATATCGTGTGGGCAGAGAGAACTGGTTATCCGTCTTGGAATCAACCTAAATCCCACTACTGCGATGAATGTGGTAAGTGTTTGGACGATGAGGATGAATACGAAGACGCTTCCCACGAATATTTGTGCGAAGATTGTTTGCGTTCATTACATAAGAAGTGGTGGTGACTGATGGGCAGACAAATAAAACACGGAATGTGTGGCACTCGATTATATCAGTGTTGGGTAGATATGAAATCAAGATGTTTGAACCCAAATCATAAATGGTATTCGCATTATGGCGAGCGAGGTATCTGTGTTTGTGACGAATGGCAAGAGTTTATACCATTTATGAGGTGGGCGCTGTCCAATGGATATTCAGATAATCTCACCATTGAACGGGTAGATAATAATGGTAATTACACCCCTAATAATTGTAAGTGGGCTACGCGACACGAACAAAGTATGAATAAACGACACCTTCCATCTAAGACTGGTTGTGTTGGAGTTAGACGACATAAGCGCGGCGGGTTTGTAGCGGAAGTTACGAGACACGGAAAGTATCATTATATTGGTTACTTTTCTACTGTCGAGCAAGCCAGTGACGCGAGAAATGAGTTTTTGGAGGGATGCCGTGAATAAGATAATGTTTGAAGATTCTCGTCAAAAACCAGAGAAAAACGCTCACATACGAAAACAACTGGAAGCATTGGGCTACAAGGTTGAGCGAACCAAGATTTACTGCGGCGACTACACATTTCCTACTAACCAGTCAGTATGTGTGGACACGAAAAAGGACATGAACGAGGTTGAAAGCAACTTAATCCATGACCACGAACGCTTTAAAGCCGAGTGCATTAGAGCGAAAGAAGCCGGGATTAAGTTGGTTATTCTCATTCAAGACCCAAAGTTAAAGCAGTTAGCCGATGTGTTCAGTTGGTTTAATGTTCGATCTAAGTGGTCGAAGAAAGCTGTGAGCGGTAAGCAGCTTGCCAAAATGATGTACACCATGAACAAGCGTTATGGTGTGGAGTGGGAGTTCACCACTCGCGAAAACTGTGGTAAGCGTATTGTTGAACTGTTAGGCGGTGAGTAATTGAAGTTTAGTTACAGTCGAGTTGAATGTTTTGCAAACTGTCCTTACCAATACAAACTGCGATACATTGACAAATTAAAGACCTTACCAGACCAACAGGCAGACAATGCGCTGTATCTCGGAACGGCTCTCCACCTTGGTTTGGAAACTGGAAGCGTGGAACGAGCCGTTGATGATTACAAATCCAATTATAATATTCTCACAGACGATAACATCAACGAGATTATCAAGTTGGAGTTTGTACTTCCAAAGGCGTTGGAACTGCTGCCAAACGGTCTGTGTGAAGTCGAGATTAACACAGACGATTTCATTGGGTATATAGACAGGCTTTGCCCTACCTATGTTGACGAGAATGGTGTCCAACATTGGGACTTGTACGACTATAAGTATTGCAATAACGAGGAAAGATATAAAACCTCCAAGCAGCTCCACATTTATAAGCATTACTACGAGTTGACAAACCCCGGAAATGTGATAGACCACCTCTATTACTTAATTATCAAGAAAGTCAATATCCGTCAAAAAATGAAAGCTAAACCACCCGAAACTTTGCAGGAGTTTCGTAATCGTTTGATGGAACATTTGGAAGCTACTCAAATTTTTTTGATGGAAGTCGAATACGAGGAAAATAGCGTATCACACTTTCAAGAATGTTGTCAATATCTCAGAACAGTCAAAAAGTTCCCTAAAAATCCAACTAAGCTGTGTAACTGGTGTCAGTACCAGCAATATTGTGAGTCAGATGGTCAAGTTGACTACATGATTATATAGGAGGTTTTATATGGCAACACTACCAAAGAATGAGCGACGAAAAACCGAAGCACCAACCAAGCGAACAATGTGGTTATATGGTGCGCCGTTTAGCGGTAAAACCACATTCGCGGATTCTGCGCCAGACCCACTGATGCTGAACACAGATGGTAACGCCGTGTATGTGACTGCGCCGTATATATCTATCAAAGATGAGATTACGGTTACTGGTCGAATTACTCAGCGTAAAATGGCGTGGACTGTGTTTAAGGAGTACATTGAGGAACTGGAAAAGGGTCAAAACGATTTTAAGACCATCGTTATTGATCTGGTGAACGACACATACGAAATGTGCCGCCTGTATATGTACGACAAACTTGGTATTACCCACGAAAGTGACGACAGTTACCGCGCTTGGGACAAGGTTCGCACGGAATATCTCTCCACAATGCGCCGCGTTACTAATCTTCCTTATGAGAACATTATTCTCCTGTCTCATGAAGATGCGACTAAGGATTTAACCAAGAAGACTGGTGAGAAGATTACTTCTATCAAGCCTAAGATGGCTGATAAGGTGGCTGACTCTATCGCCGGTATGGTGGGCTTTGTCGGTCGAGTCTATGTGGACGAAGGTAAGCATTTACTGTCCATTAGGTCTGATGAAGTTGTGTATGGCGGCGGTCGTCTTGGCATTAACAATGTTGTTATACCCCTCGCATGGGATGAGGTTATTAAATTATTTGATAAGAAAGACGGAGGTAAGAAGTAATGGGCGAAAACATCTTTGAGCAGTTTAACAATATGTTTGACATGGAGGGCTTAAAGAACGATGTAGACAACGCAGCCACTAACACTGGCGACTTTGTGGATGTCCCCAAGGGTGACTACGAAGTTAAGGTTGTTAAGATTGAGCTTGGCGCAACTGGTGAGAAGTCTAAGACTCCCGGTATGCCTATGGCAAAGGTCTGGTTTGAGGTTCTGGCTGGCGAGTACAAGGGTCAGAAGATTTTCATGAACCAGATGCTCACCAGTGGCTTTGGTATTCACAAGATGAATGAGTTCCTTATCAGACTGGCATCTGGTGTGCCTGTTGTGTTTGAGAACTTTACTCAGTACAACGCCCTGTTCAAGCAGATTTTTGATGCTGTGGACGGTAAGGCTGAATACCAGCTTGCTTACGGCGAGAACAACAAGGGTTATAGCACTTATACCATTGTTCAGAAGTTCTAATTGAGGTTCGGTGGGAGAGGGTAACACCTCTCCCACAACTAAACAGGAGGATTGTATGAAGGTCTTAGAACTATTTGCTGGAACTCGTTCTATCGGCAAAGCGTTTGAAGCCAGAGGACATGAAGTTTACTCGGTGGAATGGAACAAGGATTTTGAGGACATTAACCTTTACGCCGACATTATGACGGTTACGGCAGAACAAATCATAAAAGAGTTTGGTGTGCCAGATATCATTTGGGCAAGCCCCGATTGCAGTACATATAGCGTCGCTGCGATTAGCAAGCATAGACGGAAAGAACCGAATGGCACTCTTACGCCGATTACTCAATATGCTACTTTCTGCGACATGGTAAATGCTCATGTGATTGATCTGATTATAGAGCTTAATCCGAAGTATTACTTTATTGAAAACCCGGTCGGCGGTTTGCGTAAAATGGATTTCATGCAAGACTTACCTCGCTACACAGTTACTTACTGTCAGTATGGTGAGCGTAGACAAAAGCCGACCGATATTTGGACTAATCATCCAAACCCGGAGTTTAAACCCGCTTGTAAACGAGGTGCGCCGTGTCATGACGCAGCTCCAAGAGGTTCTAAAACTGGTACACAAGCGTTAAAGAACGCAAAAGAGAAAGCGAGATTACCAGTTTTACTCTGCGAGCATATAGTTAATATTTCCGAAGAAGAGTATCGTGTTTGCACGAATTGCGGTTCTCTGATGCAAGAAGGTTACTGTATTCATGACGGCGGGGAGTATTTCTGCTCTGATGATTGTTTACACTCGTGGTATTCGGAAGAAGAATACGAGGAACTGTGCGAGAACGACGAAGGGTATTGGACGCATTGGTATTAAAGTGAACGATTGTTGGAGGGTTAAATGTGCTTAATTTTTACGACTTTGAGTGCTATCCGAAGTTATGGACAGTGACAATAATTAATCCATTCACTAACGAAGAAGTTGCGATAGTGAATGACCGAGAGAAGTTAATTGAGCATTACGACTCTCATAAGAACGAGATTTATGTCGGGTTTAACAACCGTCAGTACGATGATTGGATGTTTAAGGCGATCTTGTGTGGCTTTGACCCGTGGAAAATGAACCAGTGGTTGATTCAGAAAGGCAGAAAGGGTTGGGAGTTTAGTAGTTTACTCCGCAAAGTCCAGTTGAACACTTTCGATTGCATGATTGGGTTTAACGGTCTTAAAACTCTGGAAGCCTTTAGCGGAATGAGCATCCAAGAAACTAAGATACCATTCGATTACGATGGTGAGTTTACCCAAGAAATGATTGACGATGTTCTGTTCTATAACAGGCACGATGTAATGGCAACTATCAGAGTATTCTTGGAGAGAAAGTCTGAGTTTGATAGTTACATGGGTTTGGTGAAGCTGTTTAACTTGCCGTTGTCCTATCTTGGAAAGAGCAAGGCGCAGTTAGCCGCTATTATTCTGGGTGCTAAACGAACCGTACATACCGATGAGTTTGACATTTCCATTCCACCTACGCTGCGGTTGGAAAAGTACACTGAGGTAATTGACTACTTTAAGAACGATTGGAACTACGACACTAATCTGGAAATTGAAATCGCTGGCGTACCTCATGTTTATGGTACTGGTGGCATCCACGGAGCAATCCCCAACTACTTTGGTGAGGGCGAGTTCCTTCATGTGGATGTTAACAGTTACTATCCGTCGTTAATGCTCCGCTATCCAGAGTTCTGCATGAGTCGAACAGGGGCGAGCATTAAGAAGTACCAAGAAATCGTGGATAGCCGCTTGGAATACAAACGGCAGAAAAGCCCGTTAGCCAACGCCTTGAAGATTGTTATTAACAGTACCTATGGCGCGATGAAAGATGTTTTCAATCCGCTTTATGACCCTCGTTCCGCTAACAATGTCTGCATCTTTGGTCAGTTGCTTTTAACCGACTTAATTGAGAGGTTGGAAGGGCATTGTGATCTGATTCAGTCTAACACAGATGGTCTTATCGTTAAGTTACACGGGAATGAAGACGAAGTTATAGCCATTTGCAAGGAATGGGAAGAGCGCACTGGTATGGGTCTTGGCTATGACCGCATGACTAAGATTTGCCAAAAGGATGTTAATAACTATATCGCGGTGTTTGAGAATGGCAAATCTTAGTCATGCGGTCATAG